CCGTGCCGGTACGGACTGGGTGGTGCCCGCCATGGTCCGGCTGCACAAGCTGTGGAATCCGGTTGCCGTGGCAGTCGCCTCTGCGGGCGCACCGGCCGGCTCGCTCATCGACGACCTCATCGCGGCCGGTATCGATGTGCCCAAGGACAAGGAGCACCCGGAGCGCGGCGACCTCGCGGTCATGCGCTCCGGTGACATCACCGAGGCGTGCGGACAGATGGCTGACGCCATGAACCAGGGCACTGTCGTCCACCTCGACCAGGTGCCGCTCACGGCCGCGGTTAACGGTGCCCGGACGCGCCGCAACGGCGACGCCTGGACGCTGGACCGCACCAGTTCGCTGACCGAGATCAGCCCGCTGTGCGCGGTGACGTTCGCCCGCTGGGCGCTGCTCATCCGGGGCCCGCACGTCCTCGAGGACTACGACATCAGCGACTCGTTCGCGTGAGGAGGCAGCATGGGCGCCTGGTCGAAGGTGCGGCGCGTCTTCACTCGCGACGCGAACATCGTGACCGCTGAGGATCTGCTGAACCTGGCCCGTGAGGACCGTCTCGGCGGCAGGAGCGTGCACGTCACCAACGACACGGCGCTGCGGCATTCGGCGGTGTGGGCGGCGCTGCGGCTGCGCGCGGACCTGGTGTCGATGATGCCGATCGACGTGTACCGCAAGGTGCAGGGCCTGCAGGTGGAGGTGCCCAAGCCGCCCGTCCTGGTCAACCCGGGCGGGCAGGAGGTCGGCATCAAGGAGTGGATGTACTCCACCGAGTTCGACCTTGACCGGGGCGGGAACTGCTTCGGTCTGATCACGGAACGCACGGGCGTGATCGGGCCGGACGGGCGCGGCCTGCCTGGGCGCGTCGACCTGGTGAACCTCGGCGACGTCACTGTCCGCGCCAACGGCTCGCAGATCAAGAAGTTCAAGATCTGCGGCACCGAGTACGACCCGTGGGACGTGTGGCACGAGAAGCAATACACCGTCGCCGGGTTCCCGCTCGGCCTGTCCCCGGTGGCGTATGCGGCGTGGACGATCGAGGAGTCCCTGAACGCGCAGCAGTTCGCCCGGGACTGGTTCGGGGCCGGCATCATCCCGTCGGGCACGCTGAAGAACACATCCAAGACGATCGACAAGAAGAGCGCGCGGGAGGCCAAGGAGGCGTTCCGGGCGGCTGTCTCCAACGGGGACGTGTTCGTGCACGGCGCGGACTGGGAGTACAGCCCGATCCAAGCCGTGGCGCAGCAGGCGCAGTTCATCGAGGCCCGCCAGTTCGGCATGAGTGACATCGCCCGGTTCTTCGGCGTGCCCAGCGACCTGATCGACGCCGCGGTGTCGGGCAGCAGCGTCACCTACGCCAACATCAGTCAGCGCAACCTGCAGTTCCTCATCATGAACCTGGGGCCGGCCGTGGGCCGTCGCGAGGACGCGTTCAGCCGGAAGCTGGTCTCCAACCCGCGGTACGTGAAGCTCAACACCGACGCGCTCCTGCGGATGGACCCGGCGGCCCGCGCTCAGACCCTGAAGACGCAGATCGATTCGAGGACGCTCGCCCCGTCCGAGGCGCGCGCGCTCGAGGAGCGGCCGCCGTTCACCGAGGACCAGCTCGCCGAGTTCGACCGCCTCTTCGGCTCACGCTCCGTCCCCGCGCAACCCACGACCGCCGTACCGGGAGCACCGTCATGACCATCACGCTCGCCGCGGCCGCGGCGGAACGAGCCCACAACGTCCGGCAGCGCGTGGACCGGCCCTCGCAGCGCCGCTGCGCCGAGCAGGCCGGATCCCGCGCCACGGTGCGCGCCGCCCTGTCCGGCGTCGAGGTACGCGAGGCCGGCGACGGCGGAACCCTGGAGTTCGTCGGCCAGGCGACCGTGTATGAGCAGGCCTACGAGATGTGGGACATGTTCGGCCCCTACACGGAAATCGTCAGTGAGGGCGCGGGAACCGACTCGCTGGCCCGCGCCGACCTCGACGTGCCCCTGGTGCTGGGGCACGACCAGCTGCGCCGCCTGGCCCGCACCACCACGGGGACGCTGCTGCTGACGGAGAGCTCCAGCGGCCTGGACGTGCGCGCGCCCGCCCTTGATCCGAACGACTACGACGTGGCGTACATCGCGCCGAAGCTGCGCTCGGGCCTGGTCGACGAGATGTCGTTCGCGTTCCGCATCGAGTCGGGCCAGTGGTCCCCGGACTACACCGAGTACCGGATCAACCGGTACGACATTCACCGCGGCGACGTCGCGATCGTCGGCTACGGCGCCAACCCGTACACCGGGGCGAGCATGCGCCAGCCGACCGCGCAGCCGAACAGCCGGGCCCGCGCGCTGCTGGAAATCGCGCTCGCCCGCTGACCTCTCATCTTCCCGCCGTCCGGCGGGAGTTACTGCCCTGCGCTCTACGCGCACGAGCCCACCCGGCGCCATGCCTCGGGTGGCCGTCTGACCTGGACCGGGGCGTCTGGAATCCATCGACCAAGGAGGACGAGCCGTGACGCTCGCCGAACTGATCGCCCAGGCGCGTACCGCGCTGGGAACGGCGATCACCACCCGCCAGCAGGAGCAGGACGCCCTCGTGGCGCTCCGCTCCGACGAGAACCTGACCGAGGAGGCTGTCACCGCGCAGGTCGCCCGCCGCGACGCTGCGGACGCCGAGGTCACCCGCCGCCAGGAGGCCCTCGATGGCCTGGAGGCCGAGCAGGCCCGCGAGGATGAGCTCGCCGCGCTGCAGGCGCGCACGACTCCGGCCGCGAACCGCGCCCCGGCCTACGACCGGGTCGCCCGTGTCGGAGCCGAGGAGCGCACGTACCGGCCCGACCAGGACCGGCGGGGCCGCAACTTCGAGCGGGACGTCGCCGCGGCGTTCCTCGGCGACTACGAGGCCCGGGATCGGCTCCAGCGGCACATGGCTGAGGAGCGCGTCGAGCGCCCTGAGGTCGCCGAGCGTGCAGCCGGTACGGGCGCGTTCTCCGGCCTGGTGGTTCCGCAGTACCTCACCGACCTGTACGCCCCGGCTGCGGCCGCCCGTCGCCCGTTCGCGGACGCCATCCGTGGGCACGACCTGCCTGCGCAGGGCATGACGGTCAACCTGTCCCGCATCACCACGGCGACGTCGACGGCGCTGCAGGCGTCGGAGAACACCGCAGTGTCCGAGACGAACATCGACGACACGCTGATGACGATCAACGTGCAGACCAACGCGGGCCAGCAGACGCTGTCCCGGCAGGCCATCGAGCGCGGCGCCGGCGTCGAACCGGTCGTGCTGGACGACCTGTTTCGCCGCTACTCGTCGACGCTGGACTCCACGCTGCTCAACCAGGCGACCAACGGCCTGACCAACGTGGCCACCGCCGTCGCGTACACCGACGCCACGCCGACCGTGCCGGAGCTGTACCCGAAGGTTCTGGAAGGCCTCTCGGGTGTGGAGGCCGCGCTGCTCGACCAGGCGTCGGGCGAGAACATCGCGGTCATGCACTCCCGTCGCTGGTACTGGATGCAGAACGCGCTGAGCTCGACCTGGCCGCTGATCAGCCAGCCGGGCATCGCCGCTCAGATGTCCGGCACCAACCTGGGCACGACCTACGGAAGCGGCGTGCGCGGGACACTGCCCAACGGCACTCCCGTCATCGTCGACAACAACATCGGCACGACCCTCGGCGCGGGCACTGAGGACGAGATCTACCTCGTGGACCGCAATGAGTGCCACCTGTGGGAGGACCCCAACGCCCCGATGTACATCCGGGCGGAGCAGCCGGCTGTGGCCAGCCTCGGCGTCCTGATGGTCGTGTACGGCTACTTCGCGTACACCCACGCCCGCTACGCCCAGGCCCGCAAGATCGCAGGCACGGGCCTCATCGCGCCGACCTTCTCCGGCGTCTGATCCATTCCGCGAGGGCCCGCCACGACTCCGGCGGGCCCTCGCGGTCCACCCGCGATCCCCAGGAGCGAAGCAATGGCGGACGAACCCCAGACCGAAGACACGATGGTCGCCGCGCTGCTGCGCGAGCGTGAGGGCCTGGTGCAGCGCGGCCTCACGGACCGCGTCGCCCAGGTCGACGAACAGCTGAGGGCGCGCGGTGCCGAGCCGCCCGCAGACGACGAGGCATCCGCGAAGCCGGCGTCCAGGTCGACGCCGCCCAAGGGCCGCAGGGCGCGGAGCACGGAGACCACCTGACATGGCCAACGAGTACGCCACCCGCGACGACCTCAAGGCGCAGCTGGGCATCGAGACGTCCGACACCAGCCGGGACACGCTGCTGGACAAGGCCCTGACGGCCGCGTCCCGCGGCATCGACCGGTCCACTGGGCGCCGTTTCTGGCTGGACGCCACCCCGACGGCGCGCACCTACCGGCTGCACCAGCGGATCGTCCGTGAGGAAGACGGTGACGTGCTCAAAGTCGACGACATCGGCGACACCACCGGCATGACGGTCGAGTCGGCATCGACCGGCGGCGGGGTGTTCGCGGACATCACCGGCACCTACGAGACGAGCCCCGACAACGCCCTGGCCGACGGCTACCCCATCACCGGGCTGCTGCGGCCGCTCACCATCTGGGGTACGGCCTTCACCCGTATCCGGGTTACCGCGAAGTTCGGGTGGCCGGCCGTCCCGGATGACGTCGCGCAAGCCTGCCTGATCCAGGCCACGCGCCTGTACAAGCGCAAGGACAGCCCGGAGGGCATCATCGGCTCCGCCGAGTGGGGCGTGCGCAATCTGTCTCGCCGGGACCCGGACGTGTGGAACCTGATTGAGCCGTTCGTCCTGCCTGGCTTCGGATAAGAGGGGCGGCTGTGCAGATCTCACCCATCAAGGACGCGATCGCGGACGCCGTCCGTACCGGTGTCACCTTGCCGGATGGCATCGGCAAGCTGACGTGCACCGGCTACGTGCCCGACTCTGTGGTGGCCCCGTGTTTTTTCGTCGGCGAGGTCGACGTCAACTACGACCAGACCATGGGCCGCGGCACCGACGAACTGCTCATCACATGCCGCGTCCTGGCGGGCCGCGCAGACGACCGTTCCGCTCAGCGCATCCTCGACGGGATGTTGTCCGGCGCGGGCTCGGCCTCGCTGAAGGCGGCGTTCACGGCGGCCCGCGGCGCCCCGGGCCAACTGGCGCTGGGCGGCCTGGCCGACGACATCCACCTGCAGCGCGTGAGCGGCTACCGCTGGTACGAGCATCAAGGCTCCAGCTATGTGGGTGCCGAGCTCGCCGTCAAGGTCATCGGAAGTGGGAGCACCTGATGAAGATCCGGATCCTGGTGAGCATGCCCGAGGGCGCTGTGCTCCACGACCGCCCCTGGCCCGCCGAGGGCAGCGAGGTCGACGACCTGCCCACCGCCGTCGCCGCCCACCTGGTGGCGTCCGGGGTGGCCGAGGAAGTCACCGAAGAGTCCCGGCCGCGCGGCCGCAAGAGGAAGGCGGGGGCCGATGAGTAAGACGGTCCTGGTCAACGTGCGGTGCTTCGCTGTCGGCGTCGACCTCACCGGCAACTCCAACAAGATCGAGCTGTCTTCCGAGGTGGACGCCAAGGAGTCCACGAACTACGGCTCCAGCGGCTACAAGGAGTTCGTGGGCGGTATCGCCTCGGCGGAGCTGTCCGGCGAGGGTCAGTGGGAGGCGTTCGACGCCACCAAGGTCGACGACGCGTCCTGGGCGCAGCTCGGCGGCGTGGGCCCCTGGTCGGTCAGCGCGAACAATGACGCGAGCGTGGGCAGCCTGGCCTACTTCATGTCGGCGATGCGCTCCGACTACAAGCTGTTCGGCGAGGTCGGCGAGGTCGCCCCGTGGTCTGGCACGGCCAAGTCCGCGTGGCCTCTGGTGCGCGGCCAGTTCGCCCACCCGCCCGGTACGGCCCGCACGTCCACCGGCACGGGTACCGGCCTCAACCTGGGGGCCGTCGCCGCGGGCAAGCGGCTGTACGCGTCCCTGCATGTGCTGTCCGTCGCCGGTACCGCCACACCGACCATCACCGGACGCGTCGAGTCGAGCGTCGACAACACGTTCGCGAGCCCCACCACCCGCCTGACGTTCACCGCGGCGACCGCGGTGGGCGGGCAGATCCTGCGCACCGACGGCACAGCCATCACGGATACGTGGTGGCGCGTCGCGTGGACGATCTCCGGCACCACGCCGTCGTTCCTGTTCGCCGCTGCCCTCGGCATCGGCTGATCACCCCTCATCCGGCCCGGCCCGCCCCAGGGTTCGGGCTACTCGTCATGCCTGAAAGGGAGGCCAGCCGTGCCGAAGATGGTTCTGCTCGCCGAGTACCTGTCCATCAACTCCAACGTCCTGAACACCTTCACCAAGAAGGCGGAGCTCACCGTCGAGGTCGAGGAGAAGGACATCACCAACTACGCCAGCCTCGGCTGGAAGGAAGTCATCGGCGGCCTGAAGTCCGGTGAGCTCGGCTGCGAGTTCCTCCAGGACTTCGCCGCCACCCAGCTCGACGCCATCATGTGGCCCCTGCTGGGCACCGTCGTACCGTTCGAGGTGCGCGCCGACCAGGCCGCGGTGGGCGTCTCCAACCCGAAGTACACGGGCAGCATCCTGATCAAGGGCTGGAATCCGATCACGGGGTCGGTCGGCGACGAGGCCACCGTCAGCATGGGCTTCCCCACGTCGGGGGCCGTGACCCGAGCGACGTCCTGATGGCCGGCGGCGGCCCGCCGTTCAGTCTCGGCGTCGAGACGCACGATGGCCTGGCCGCCCTGGTGCGGGCCATCCGCGCCGAGGAGGACGGCAAGCAGCTGCGCAAGGAGCTGGCGGCCAACATGCGTGAGGCCCTCAAGCCCGGGGCCGAGCAGGCCAAGGGCTCCATCATGGGCATGGTCTCCCTGCATGGCGCCAGTCCGGCGCTGCGCACGAGCATTGCCCGGAAGATCCGGCCCGAGGTGAAGCTGGGCGGCCGCTGGTCCGGGGCCCGCGTGAAGGCCTTCAAGACCAAGAACATCCGAGGCTTCGCCAACGCCCCGAAGCGCACCAACAGGCCGTCCGGCTGGCGCCACCCCGTCTACGGCAATAGGGACGTCTGGGTCCACCAGCGCGGCAAGTTGGAGTGGTTCGACCGCGCGTTCCGGGGCCGTGAGGCCCTCTACAAGCAGGCCGTCGAGTCGGCCATGGAAGACATGGCCCGGCGCATCGCGAACCGGGCCCACTGAGGGGGGACACCCATGTTTCTGATCTACCAGCCCGAGGGCAGCGACGAGCCGAAGCGCTGGAAGTACCAGCCCAAGAAGCTCATGAGCGCCGAGCGGGAAATGCTCGAGAAGTTCACCAGCCGCAACTTCTCCGACTTCACCATCGACGTGCAGAAGGGCAACGCCAAGTGCCGCCGCGCACTCCTGTACCTGTACCTGAAGCGGGAGCACCCCACGCTGAAGTTCGACGACGTCGACTTCGCGTGGGACGAGCTCACCCTGGAGCACTCCAAGGGCGAGTTGCAGCTGATGCGGGAGGCGGCAGCCGACACGGTGGCCCCTGAACTGCTGGACGCTGTCCTGGAGAAGTTCGACCAGGAGATCGCGGCGGCCTACGAGGACCCGGAGGAAGAGGGAAAAGCCCAGCTGCCGATCGCAGGCTGAAGCGACTCGGCGACGCGGCCCACCTGCTCGGCATGCGGCCCCGTGACTGGGACGAGTGCACCGTCGAGGAGACAGACGTCCTGCTCGACTGGCTGGACGCCTTCGTCGATGCGCAGCAGAAGGCCAACGAGAAGATGAAGTCGGGGCGTTGACCGCCCGCTACCCAGAAGGGAGGCGGGCCGGTGAGCGATACCTCCCTCGTGTTCAACCTGGTCGCCCGTGAGCAGGTCTCGGAGACCCTCGGCAAGGTCAAGGAGAAGTTCAGCGAGGTCGCCACCGGCGTTTCTGCGGGCGTGGCCAGCGCGCTCGGGGTCGGTGTGGCCGCGTCCATGGACATGTCGGCGGCCAACGCGAAGCTGGCCGCTCAGCTCGGCATCGGCCCGGCCGAGGCGGCGAAGCTGTCCAAGGTCTCCGCCGACGTGTACGCCAACGACTGGGGCGAGTCCACCGACCAGGTCAACGAGGCCATCAAGGGCGTCTACAACAACATCGGGGACGTCTCCAAGGTCAAGGGCGGCCTGGAGGGCGTCACCAGCAAGGCCCTCGCCTTGGCGAGCACCTTCGACCAGGAGGTCGGGCCGACCACGGCCGCGGTCGGGCAGATGCTGAAGACGGGCCTGGCGAAGAACGCCAACGAGGCGTTCGACATCCTCACCCGGGGCTTTCAGACCGGCGCCAATAAAGCCGACGACCTGCTGGACACCGTGAACGAGTACGGCGTGCAGTGGAAGAAGTTCGGGCTGGATGGCCAGACCGCCATGGGCCTGCTCTCGCAGGGCCTCAAGGGCGGCGCCCGGGACGCCGACCTGGTCGCGGACAGCATCAAGGAGTTCAGCATCCGCGCCGTCGACGGGTCGACGACCACGGCGCAGGGCTTCAAGATGATCGGCCTGAACGCGAAGGACATGGCTGCGACGATCGGCAAGGGCGGCAAGGGCGCCACGCAGGCTCTGGATGAGACCCTCGACCGGCTGCGCGGCATCAAGGACCCGGTCAAGCAGGCCCAGGCCGCCACCGCACTGTTCGGCACGCAGGCCGAAGATCTCGGGCAGGCGCTCTACAAGCTGGACCCGTCGACGGCCGTGCAGGCCCTCGGCAAGGTCGGCGGCGCCGCGGACAAGATGTCCAAGACCGTCAGCGACAGCCCGGCCGCCGCCCTGGAGACCTTCAAGCGGCAGGCCACGGTCAAGCTCGCCGAAGTGGGCGGCGTATTCGTCTCGTTCGCCATGGACAACAAGGGGGCATTCGAGCCGCTCATCGGGATCCTGGGCGGGGTCGCGGCCGCCGTCCTCGCCGTCTCGGTCGCCCAGAAGCTCTACGCCACGTACACAGCGATCGCGTCCGCCGCGCAGACCATCTGGAACGCGGAGATCTGGGCCAGTACGGCGGCGCTGCTGGCCAACCCGATGACGTGGATCGTCCTCGCCATCATCGCCCTGATCGCCGTCATCGTGATCATCGCGACCAAGACCACGTGGTTCCAGACCATTTGGTCGACCGTATGGGGGGCAATCAAGACTGCGTTCAGCGCCACCGTGAAGTGGCTGGGCGACGCCTTCTCCTGGTTCGGCACGCTGCCCGGCAAGTTCGCCGGCTGGTTCGGCGAAGCCAAGGACTGGGCAATCAAGAAGCTGACTGAGCTGGTCATGTGGCAGGTCATGCTGCCGGTGAAGATCTGGAACGCGCTGTCCGGGCTGGGCTCCATGCTGTGGAATCTGACCACCAGTGCCTTCCAGTCGATGAAGAACGCTGCCGTCAACAAGGCCACGTCCCTGATCAACTGGGTGATAGGCCTGCCCGGCCGCATCGCGGGCGCCCTCGGCAACCTCAACAATCTGCTCTACAACCAGGGCCTGGACGTCGTCCGTGGCCTGTGGAACGGCATCAAGGCCATGGGGAGCTGGCTGAAGAGCACCCTGCTCGGCTGGGCCAGGGACGTCATCCCAGGCCCGATCATGGATGCACTCGACATCGGATCGCCGTCCAGGCTCATGGCCGATTCGGTGGGCCATTGGATCCCGCCGGGCATCGCGATGGGCGCCGAGGACAACCGCGGCGTCCTCGACAAGACCATGTCCACGCTCATCGACCCGGCCGCCTACCGGCCCAACCCGCAGGCCATGGCGGGCCTGGCCCCGTACACGGGGGCCGCGACCGCCATGGGCCGCCAGGCCGCCGAGGTGCGCGTGGTCATGGAGTTCCGTGGGCCGCGGGCCTTCCGCGAGTTCTTCCAGGAGTCCGTCCGCACCATGGCGGGCGGCGACGTCGTCAAGTTCGCCGGGGGGTGACATGCCGAACCTGCCACCGCCCGTGTGGGGTGAGCTGTTCTACAGCGGCGCCTGGAACACCATCACCGACGACATGCGGGTGACCACGTCCGCTGTGACGATCACCCGCGGCCTGTCGTCCGAGTCGTCGTCCAGCGCCGAGCCCACCACCTGCTCGTGCGACCTGGACAGCCGCGACAACCGGTACGGGCCGCGCAACCCCACCTCGCCGCTGTACGGGCTGATCGGGCGGAACACTCCGATGCGGCTCGGGTACACGGTCGGCTCGCCATGGGCGGCCATGCCCGGCGCCGCGGGCGCCAAGCTGACCACGCCCGACAGCGCCGCCCTCGCGGTCACCGGGGACCTGGACCTGCGCGTCGAGGTCGCGCTGGAGGACTGGACGCTCCACCAGCATGTGGCCGCCCGGTACAGCACCTCCGGGGAAAACCGCAGCTGGGCCCTGCTCATGGGCTCCAACGGACAGCCGAGTTTCTACTGGTCCCCGGACGGCACACTCGCGTCCCGGATCGTGCAGTTCTCCACCGAGGGCCTCAAGGCCCACAACGGGCAGCGGCTCGCCCTGCGCGTCACCCTCGACGTCAACAACGGGGCCGGCGGATACGAGCTGCGTTTCTACACCGGCCGCACCGTCAATGACACCGAGTGGCACCTGCTCGGCGCCCCGATCATCGGCGCCGCGACCACCTCGGTGTTCGACGGCACCGCGGGCCTCGAGGTCGGGGACTGCGCGAACCTCACCGACAACCCTTTGAACGGGAAGGTGTACGCGCTCAAGCTGCTCAACGGCATCGCCGGGACCACGGTGGTGAACATGGCCACGTCCGCAGGCACGGCCGGCGGCACGTCGTTCACCGGGGCCACTGGCGAGACGTGGACCGTTGCGGGCACCGCCGCCCTCACCAACAAGCACATCCGCATGTCCGGTGAGGTGCCCGCCTGGCCGCCCACTCGGGACCTGTCGGGCAACGACAACTACGTCAGCATCACCCCGGCCGGCGTCACCCGGCGCATGGATGCGGGCAACAAGCCCACCGATTCCGCGCTGCTGCGCTACATCAAGGCCCACGATCCGATCGAGTGCTGGCCGTTGACCGACGGCAAGCAGACGAACGTCCAGGGCGGCGCCAGCCTGCTCGGTGGCGCCGACATGGTGTACCAGCTCACCCAGGGAACCGCGACCCCGGAGTGGCAGGCGGGCAGGCTCGCCGACTGGATAGAGCAGGTCGTTAACTTCAAGGCGGAGACCAGCGGCATCATCAAGGGCAAGGTGCCCAACAGCGCTTCGGCGGCCTCGGCCTGGTCGGTGGACTTCTTTATGTCCGGCGGCGGGCAGGTCTCCGCGCCCCTGTTCGAGATCAACGACCTGGGCGCGTACACGGACGCCGACAAGCGCGTCCGTTTCCAGATGCTGGTGGACCAGAACGCCAACTCCATCAGCGTCTACCGGGGCCTGCTCGGCGAGACGTCGTCCGGCTCCATCCTGCTCACCTCGATCTCGTCTGCGGGCATCCTCGACGACGGCCACCCCCACCACCTGCGCCTCACCGTGGATCCGGGGGCGACCGACACCACCTGGGCCGTCTACGTCGATGGCGTCTCGCGCGGATCGGGCACTCTGTCGGGCCTAGTCGTCAAAGCGGTGCGCGACATCTCGGCGTCCTGGTCCCTGGTGTCCGGTGGTGGCCTCAACGGGGCAGACCAGCAGATGGGGTTCATCACCTACTGGGACGGCACCGGTCCCTCGGCCGCGAACATGTATGCCGCCCTCACCGGCTTCCAGGGCGAGAAGGCCGGCGACCGGATCGTGCGCGTGGCCTCCGAATCCGGCTACACGGCCACCGTGGCAGGGGAGTCGACCTTTCAGCGGCCCATGGGCATCCAGGGTTCGAAGAAGCTGCTGGAGCTCATGAACGAGGCCTCCGACACCAACTTCGGCTACCTGCTGGACGCCCGGGACCGGGCCGAGGTCATCCACCGCGGGCAGTCCACGCTGTGGAACCAGCCCCCGGGGCTCACCCTCGACTACTCCGCCGGACTGCTCGCACCGCCGTTCAAGCCGGTCGACGACGACAAGCTCACCGAGAATGACGTCACGGTGCAGCGCGAGTTCGGCTCCGTGCCCGCCCGAGTGGTGCAGGAGACCGGCGACCTGAACGTCCAGGACCCGGAGAACGGCGGCGTGGGCCGCTACGACCGGTCGTACACGTACAGCCTGTACACGGACGCCCAGGCCTGGCAGGTCGCCGGGATGCGGCTGCACCTCGGCACCTACGCCGGAGTGCGCTACACCCGCATCACCCTCAACCTGGCCAACAGCCGCGTCTACGCCCTCATCGACGACATCCTGCGCCTCGACGTCGGCGACAAGATCCGGCTCACGAACCTGCCCGCCGACCACGGCCCGGACGCCGTCGATGTCCTGGTGGCCGGCTACACCGAGACCGCCGGACCGGACGCCTGGACCATCACGTTCAACTGCGTGCCCGGCCAGCCGTGGGACGCGGGCGTCACCAACTCCACCACCTACGGCCGCGCCGACACGGACGGCTGCCAGCTCGCCGAGGCCCTCGACAGCACCGAGACCGGGGTGGACGTCTTCACTACGGGCCTAGCCCGCTGGATCGACTCGGGCACCTACCCCACCGAGTTCCCCTTCGACGTCCGCACCGGCGGGGAGGTGATGCGGGTGACCGCGTGCACCAGCGCGGTCCAGGACACCTTCACCCGCACGCTGACCGACTCGTGGGGGTCGGCCACCGTGGGCGGAGCGTGGACGAACACCGGCGGCGCCGGCACCGACTTCGACGTCACCGGCAGCGTCGGCACACACACCCAGACCTCGATCAACGTGAGCCGCTACAGCGTCATTGCGGCCCCGTCGGCAGACGTGGACGTGGTGGTGAGCGCGGCAACGTCCGTCCTGGCGACCGGCGGCCCGCACTACGTGGGCGCCGTCGCCCGGTACACGGACACCAACAACCTCTACTACGGGCGGATCGCCTTCAACACCGACCAGACGCTCACGCTGGTCATCCAGAAGCGGGTGGCCGGCGCGCAGACGGACCTGACGACCGTGACCGTGCCCGGCACGCACGCCGCAGGCACCTTCTTCAAGATCCGCCTTCAGGTGACCGGGACAACGCTGCGCGCCAAGGCCTGGCCGGTGTCCGGGACTGAACCGGTGGCGTGGCAGGCGACCGTCACGGACAGCAGTCTGACGACTGCCGGGTCGGTGGGGGTGCGCTCCATCCTGAGCAGCGCCAACACGAACACGCTGCCGGTGACCGCGTCGTTCGACGACTTCAACGTCATCAACCCGCAGACGTTCACCGTGACCCGCAGCATCAACGGCGTGGTCAAGTCCCACGCTGTCGGCCAGGCCATCAGCCTCGCCAATCCCGTCTACGTGGCGATGTAGGAGGCCGACGATGACCGCATGGCTCGCTGGAATGCAGATCACCGCCGACCGGCTCAACAACGACACACCCACCACGACCACAGCCGGCCTGACGGCCGCGACCGGGTTCTCGGTGAACTCGTTCTCCGGCTACCGGGTCGGCAACATGATCGTGCTGGACCTGTACCTCAACCGCACGGGCGCCGCCATCACCGCCACCACCGGCAACATCACCGACACCCAGATCGCCACCGTCCCGGCAGGGTGGCGCCCCACCAGCGGAACGATCAACAGCACGTGGGACAACGGCGCCGCAGAGGGCGGCTGGGTCATCGGCACCGACGGCATCTGCACGCTGCGCACGGCCAGCGACACCATCACCTCCGGCAGCAACCTGCGCCTGCATGTCGGGTTCATCGTCGACTGATAGGGAGCTGAACAGTCATGCCTCTGGGCACCCCCGAAGGACCGACCGCAAGCCAGTGGAAGGTCACCGTCAACAGCGTCGACATGGCCGGGGATTACCCCGTCACGTTCACCGTGTCTGCGACCACCGACAACCCGGACGCCCCCGAAGTGCCCGGCATCGTCCAGAAGTTCATCGACACGGTCACCACGGGCGGCGCCTTCCGGCTGATGTCGGCGACGCGGACGTACTCCTACTCGGAGTCGATGACACCCACCGCGTGACCGCCGTCCCATCCACGCCCCGAGCCGCCCGGCCGGGGCTTTCTTCATATCTGGAGCACCATGCCTGACCTCTGGATGCCGGGCGCGACCAAGCTGGACGTCGGCGACCACGCCCCGACGGACGGCGGCCCCGCCAAGGCAATCGCCCACATCACGTGGGACAGGAATGCGACCGCGGCCAAGCCGGTCGACCTGGTCCCGTACACCAACCTGCGCAGCTACTTCGCGGGCGGCGGCGCCGGCGTGGCCCCGCACATCCTGTGGGACCCGTTCACCGGCAGGTTCACCCAGTTCGTGCCCGCCAACTCTCGCTCCAAGAGCCTCGTCGACGTATCTGGCGGGACCCGCACCAACCGGGCCGGCTCGGTCGTCCTGCAGGTCGAGGCGTTGTTCTTCCCGTACTGCCGCGTCGGGTCGACGGTGTACGCGAAGCTCACCGACACCCCGTGCAAGGGCTGGCCCGAGCTGCAGGCCTGGGTGCACTCCTGGGGCGTGCCGAACGCCTGGCCCATGGGGAAGCCCACGGATTTCTCCTCGCACCGCAGCGAGTCCGTATGGGAGAAGCAGGGCGGCTGGTACGGGCACAGCCAGGTCCCCGAGAACTCCCACCAGGACCCTGGTAGTTGGCCGGCGTTCGTCGGCACCACCTCGGCGAAGCCGAGCACGCCGGCCTACGAGCCGTTCCCGGGCGCCACGTTCTTCAAGTCCGGCCGCCGCTCCCCGATCATCGCGGCGATGCACAAGCGGCTGGTCGCCGTGGGCTGCAACCGCTACCAGTCCAGCGCCAACGCGGACGTCTGGGGAGACGGCGACGAACGCTCCTACGCCGCGTGGCAGCGCCACCTCGGCTACTCCGGAGACGACGCCAACGGCATCCCCGGACCGACCTCGTGGGCCAAGCTCCACGTCCCCAACGTCTGACCTACCCCGAGATCGGAGAACTCCCATGGCCAGTGCGCCCGTCGAGGCGAAGGTGAAGGCGGCGACCAGCGCCACGTTCGTCGTGTCCCTCGTCATCGCCGTCCTCAACGGTGTCGTCGCGGACGACAGCCTGCTGCAGCCGCTGCCCGCATGGCTGCAGCCCATCGTCATCGCGCTGGTTCCAGCCGCGGTGACGTTCCTGTCCGGCTGGCAGGCCAGCCACACGCCGCGTACCCCGTCGGGGTCCTGACCCTGCCCTCTCGGCGCGCCTTGGAGGTGGGATGGACGCCGCCATGGTCACAGCCCTCTCTGCTCTGATCGCGGGGCTGGCGGCCGCGGCGGCGGCCATGTACGGCAGTCGAGGCGCCAACAAGGCAGCCCGGGAGGGCACTGCGGTGACGGGATTCAACAGCCTCACGGACCAGCTCCAAGAGGAACGCCGGGACCTCAAGACCGAGGTGGACACCCTCAAGCTCGAACTCGCCACCGAGCGGGCCGAGTCGGCACGGCTACGACTCCTCGTGCAGCAGTTGGGGGGCACGCCGTGACGCGCACGGAGAGCGCCCTGTACCGGGCCCGGCATCTGCTGTGGATCGTCGCCGCACTGCTCATCCTGGGCAGTGCGGTGAGTCTGGCGTTCATCCAGATCAACCGTGAGTCCCACCGCGCCGACCTCCTCGCCGAGGAGGCGGACCTACGCGGCGACGCCGTGTCCACCCTCGCCGGGGACGTGCGCGCCCTCCGCCAGCAGGTCACGGCGAAGGGCGGCACCCCGGTCGCACCGGATCCGACCAAGGCCGTCAAGAACCTGCCCGACCGGGCCGCCGTCCCCGTCCCTATCCCAGGGCCGCCGGGGCCCAAGGGCGATAAGGGTGATCCGGGCAAGGCGGCACCGACGATCACCCCGTCGCCTGGAGCCTCGG